TAGTTCGTGGTTATGAAAATGGAAGACATTTTGCAACCAGAGAGAAGTTTTATCCAACTTTATTTGTTCCCTCCAAAAGAAAAACTAAATATAAAACTTTGTCTGGGGAGTATGTGGAATCAGTTGAACCTGGTTCTGTTCGTGATTGTCGTGAGTTTATAAAGAAGTATGATGGTGTAGAGAATTTTAAAATTCATGGTAATAGCTCTTACATTTATCAATACATTTCTGAAAAGTATCCTGAGGATGAGATTAAGTTTGATACTAATCAAATTAAGATAACTACAATTGACATTGAGGTAAAGTCTGAGAATGGATTCCCTGATGTAGAATCTGCCGCAGAGGAAATATTACTTATTACTTTACAGGATTATAATACAAAACAGATTCGTACATGGGGTTTAGGTCCATTCAATAATAAACAAGAGAATGTAACATACAAATCATTTAGGACAGAATATGAACTCCTGAATGATTTTATTAATTGGTGGATGATTGAGGATAATACACCAGAAGTTATTACTGGGTGGAATAGTACCTTGTATGATATTCCATATCTTTGTCGTAGGTTAGATAGGATTCTTGGTGAGAAGTTGATGCGTCGTATGTCACCATGGGGATTGGTGACTGAAAGAGAGATTTATATTGCTGGTCGTAAGAATAT